CCAAAATATAACAGTTACATTGGTTATCCTGCAGTTATAAATCGTTCCTGGCGTGTTAATTGACTACCTTCAGGGGTCCGCGGTCCAAGATACGAGTTGCGTGAAATTGGTTCTTTGGTCCTACCTGGCGCGCCATTTGTCTCACGGCCGGCTCCTCGGCCCGAGGTTCTTGGTCCCCACCTGGCGCGCCTGATGGCAATCTCCCCGGTCCGCGGACCGCGGGACTTGGTTAAAAAACCAGGGCCTGACGACCCTGGTTCTCCCTACTTGTCCTGGTCGTCCTTCCATTCCCGCCAGATGTTCCAGAACACCACTACGAGCAACACGAGCCCAAGTAATTCCACCTCAGTCTCCTTTCAAGAGAAAAGAGGAGCGGGTTTCCCCGCCCCTCCACCCTGCTACGACTTGATGATCACACCTTTCTTGTTGAGAGTCGGCAGGTAGTACTGCACGATTCTCGATGCCGGTTGCCGCGTCTTCATTCCGAGTTCCACCGCGACTTTCCCAATCTCTTCCGGCGTCGCGAAGGTTCCGAGTTTCTCCATTGCGTAGAACACATACTGTGCCTGACGCGGGAGAAGCTTCGGCTTCTCGGCCCCGTCAACGAGCGAGTACTGCTTGCTCGTGCGGGATGTTTCGATGACGATTTCCATGATAGTTCTCCTAATATCCGGCCTCATTCGACCGTAAAAGCATTATAAAATGAATGAAATGAAAAGTACACAACTGTTACACTTTGTTACATTTATAGGAGACTGACAATTTCTGTCAGTTGCTGACAATTTCTGTCACGTGACAATTATTGTCAGTTGTACTTGAATACCACATGGTGAAATACCACATTATGAAATGCCACATGGTGAAATGAGGAGTATAAGTAGAACTTATACCAGTATAAAGGAAACTTATAGCTATGTTATTGATAATGATAATCATTATCATTGGGCCGAGTTCCGAGGTTCGTGTGTCTCGCGCCAGGGGACTTGGGCCCTGGGGGGTAGGGCGTGCGATCAGACGAAATTTTTATAGTGCTACCCACGCGTTAGACGGCTCAAAGTTTAGTCTTCGGGTTGTGTAACCTATGCCACCTGCGATTGGTATAGAGTTTCCTGCGCCGTCGTTGGGGCTCCCTGGCATAAGCTCTATAACACTCCCTGCACTCTGCCCGCAACGCGGTCCCCTTAGCCGGCCTAAAGTTGGTCAGGTCCGCCTCAAGTTCTTTACCACAACGTCGGCATTTTTTAAGCATAGTCCATTATATAATGCCGCTCGATTGATAGATACTGTCTGTTTAATCTTTATTTTCAAGGGCTTATAATGTTCCTGCGTGCGCTATATTTCAAGGAGCCTTGAATGCCCAGCAAATCACCAGAGCAAGCCGACTTCATGCGCGCCGTCGCCCATGGCATGAAACCACGTGCAGGTGGTCCCTCAAGGGCGGTCGCGCGGGAGTTTGTCGACGCCGACATGGCAAAGCAGAAGATGACCGCCAGTAAGCTTCGCGGCAATCCGGGGCATTCGCGGAAGGAGAGCTACTAGTGTCCAACCTCACTGATGCCCAGAACAAGAAAGCTCTCCGTGATGTAGTTCGCGAGGCTTTTGATCGATTGGGAGGTGCAGATTGGTTAGTGACCTTTTCTCAAGCCAACTGGGAGAACGCGCGAGTTTTTGTCTCCCTAGTCGGTCGGCTCATCCCCACGGAGCTTGTGGGTAAGGGCGGAGGCCCCCTGACCGTGATCATCAAAAAGGAAGGTGAGGAAATTCCTGTAGGACGCTTGATTGAGGGTTCAGCGGAACCACTCCCAGACGAGCCGCGGCAGTTAAACTAGTATGGCTCAAGCCTACATCGTAGGACAACTAGCGTGCGGCACGTGTGGCAGCGTCATGTACGTGGTCAAGGGCGCGTCGCTCGGGGTCCGCGATCCATCAACTGATAAGGTTGACCCAGAAATTACGGTGCGGTGTGCCCACGCAGATTGCCAGGAGTATGGCGTCCTTCGTAAATTTGTAATGACGCCCCTGGAGCTTACGGATGCCTGAGCTAGTCCTCCCCCACAATTTTACGCCCCGCCCGTACCAGCGCGACTTCATGTCGTTCATGGACCGTGGCGGGACACGCGCGTGCGCGGTGTGGCATCGACGGGCGGGCAAGGACCTTGTGGGAGCGCACCAGATTGCTAAGTCCGCCTTCCAACGCGTAGGGTTGTACTGGCACCTGCTGCCCACGCAGCGCCAGGGCAGAAAGGTCGTTTGGGAGAATATCACCACTCAAGGTGTCCGACTCATCGATGCCGTCTTTCCCCCGGAAGTACGGGCGGCGGAGCCAAATTCGACGGAGATGTCGCTCAAGCTGCGCTCTGGTAGCCTCTACCAGGTCGTTGGGTCGGACAACTATAATACCTTGGTGGGGGCGAACCCAGTAGGCGTCTTGTTCTCTGAGTGGTCGCTTGCTGACCCGCGCGCGTGGGATTTTGTGCGACCAATCCTTCGAGAGAACGGTGGGTGGGCAGCCTTCTTGTATACCCCACGCGGTTACAACCACGCCTTTGAGCTTTACCAGATCGCTCAGCGCAATCCCTCGTGGTTTGTTTCACTCAGGACCGTTCAAGACACTAACGTTCTCTCGCCGGCAGATATTGAGGAGGAACGGCGGGCCGGGATGCCTGAAGAGTTAATCCAGCAAGAGTTTTACTGTGATTTTTCGTCAGCATCGATTGGTTCAGTGCTCGGGCAGCAGTTGGCGTTGGCGGAGCGTGAGGGTCGTATTACGGACATTCAGCTCTGGGACCCTGAAGGTGGGCCGGTCATCGCCTCGTCAGACATTGGTTTCAGGGACTCTTCCGCGTGGTGGTTTTGGCAACTTTACCCGGACAAGATCGCCCTCATTGATTATGAGGAGGAAAGTGGGCTCGAGGCGCAAGATTGGATTGACAAGCTGAAACTCAAGCCGTACGAGTACCAGATGGTCTACCTCCCACACGACGCGAAGGCAAAGACGTTCGCTACACGTTACTCGGCGCAGGAACAGTTCATCGATAGCGGGTTGCCAACCACCCTGCTGCCTATGATGCGTATAGCGGACAGGATTAACGCCGCGAGGGCAATTTTTCCTAGGTGCGTGCTCCAACGCGACCTGTGCGCGCGCGGCATCACCGCCTTACGTGCGTGGGCGTACTCTTATGATGACGAAAGAAAAATGTACTCGAAGGAACCGTTCCATGACTGGGCGTCGCATGGAGGAGACTCGTTTACTTACGGGGCGTCAGTGCTTGCGCACCACTTCAAGAAGATAAAGGAAGAGGATAAGAAGGTTAGCGTGGCGAAGGGAAGCCACTACGCCTTTTCACTTGACCAATTACATGATAAACCGGCGAATGGTCGGCTCAGGGAGCGTGTTTAATGGCTACTAATCTTGCTGACCTTACGAGCGTTGAGTTTCCGACCGATGATCCGGTAAAGTTGGCAAATTACTGGTCAGCGGAAATTATCGCAGCCAATAAGTGGTTCGAGAAATTCGTCACCCGGTCACAGCGGGTAGAGGAACGTTACCTCGACGAGCGGGAAGGTGGCATCGGGGGAGTTAGTGATGGTGCCTCGGTGCTTAATCTTTTCTGGTCAAACGTGGAGGTAATGATCGCGGCACTCTACGCGCGCCCACCAAAGGTTGACGTCTCACGCACCTTCAAGGATCCTGATGATGACGTGGCGCGAGTAGCGGCGAACATTCTAGAACGCGTTATCCAAAACGATATTCAAAGTGAGGCAGAGTCCGATGGTGGAACTTTCAGGGACGCGATCCTTGATAGGTTGATCGTTGGACTTGGGCAGCTTTGGGCGCGTTACGAGGTTGAGACGGCGAAGCAGATGCAGCCAGCTGCCACGGATCCATCTACTGGGATGGAGATGGTTCCAGCGCGTGAGATAGAGGTCATCGTTGATGAAAAATCTCCCCTCGACTTTGTGCGGTGGGAAGACTTTCTCTGCTCGCCCATTCGGCGGTGGCGTGATTGTCGGTGGGCTGCACGCCGGGTTTATATGACGAAGCCGCAGGTAATAGCGCGTTTTGGTGAACCTATCGCGAACTCAATGAACTTTGACAAGCGCACAACTTCCTCGTTGCGCCCAGATGATAATCCTTTGCTTGTTTCAGTTGTTGAACAGGCACAGGTTTATGAGATATGGGACAAGCAGACCAAGAAAGCTTACTGGTGGTCTAAGGACGCACCAACCATCCTCGACTTCAAGGAAGCTCCGATCAAGTTTCCAGGATTCTTTCCGTGCCCACCACCCTTGCTTGCTTCGACTACCACGAAGTCGATCATCCCACGCTGTGAATACTACATGGCGCAGGATCAATATGAGGAATTGGACCTGGTCACTACACGAGTTCACCTTCTTGTTGAGGCAGTTCGTGTCGCTGGTGTTTACGACAAGAACAATGAAGGTGTAAAGAACATCTTGTCGGCAAAAGCCATGAACGAGATGATTCCAGTCAACAACTGGGCCATGTTTGCTGAGAAAGGTGGGCTTAAAGGTGCTGTTGACTGGTTTCCACTTGACATGATCATTGCGACGATGGAAAAGTTGACCGCGCGTAAGGCTGAACTTGTCCAGGAAATCTATCAGGTGCTTGGGATTTCGGATATTATGCGTGGGATGTCCAACCCTAACGAAACATTGGGTGCCCAGCAGTTGAAGTCTCAGTTCGGGGGCGCAAGAATTGGGCGCACTCAGGCAACTATCGCGTTTTTTGTGCAGGGCGGCCTTCAGCTCAAGGCAGCGATCATTACCTCGCTCTATCAACCACAGCAGTTGATGAAAAAGAGCCAGATAATGAGTTCGTCTGATGCAAAGTATGCAGAACAGGCAATTCAACTGTTAAAAGATCCCTCGATGCCTTTTCGCATCAAAGTTCAGGCAGATTCCATGGCATCTCCTGAGTGGTTGTCAGAGAAACAAGAAAGAACTGGCGTGGTTCAGAGCATTGCCCAATTTATTGGGATGTCTATGCCACTGATTCAATCGGCGCCTGCTTCTGGGCCATATTTGATCAAGATTCTGCAGTGGGCGGTTGCTGGCTACAAGGGCGGTGAGGAACTTGAGACCGTGCTTGATGACGCCTTCACCGCGATGCAGCAACCGAAGCCTCCGGCACAGCCCACGCCTATGCAAATAGCTGAGCTGAAGAAAACTCAGGCTGAAGGGGTGGAAAAAATGTCGCAGGCGACTAAGAATCAGGCTGAAGCGAAGAGAGCCACGGTTGAGGCACAGCTTGAACCAATCAATGTGATACTTGACCATCAGAAAGGTGGACGTGAAACGCCGGTTCGTCCAAATTAACGGTGTTTTGACGGAGGTGCCTCTTGATTACAGATCGGGAGACGAAATTCGTCGCGTGGCTATTGTTGGGGACCGTTATTATGACGGTCTTCGTACTAGTGATGGTATTGACATCTCAAGTCGGGTAAAGCACAAAGCTTACATGAAACGTACTGGTCTTACTACTGCCGATGACTTCAAGGAGACTTGGCGCAAGGCTGAAGAACAACGAATAAATGAGAAGCGCGGCATTGATCCATCTCGAAAGTACGACGTTGCGCGGGCAATTGATAA